AATAACTAATATGTAATATCACTTTTTGTAGTATTCTTAATATTTTTATTGCCAATCTTTCAGCCTTAATTGATAACTAATACTTAATATCTAATTGCTAAATAATACTATTAACTTGATTTATTAGTTCGTAAAATATAAGTAATACGAACTTCAGTTGCTGGGAGATCGTATTAGGAACCTAATTAACTTTAAAAATGGACAAACAAACTCAGGATTGTATTCGTTTTTTATACCAATGGAATGGAATTACGAAGGATTTATAGATGAATATGGTATGCCTGTTTTTGAAAACCCTGAAAAAGAAACTTATGGGCCTTATGGAGATATTATAGAAAATGGTGTAATAGGTCATTGGGAAAATGAAGTAGAAGGTTTAAAAAAAGACCAAGATGGTTTAAATGAATTTTATAGACAATTTCCTAGAACAGAGTCACATGCTTTCCGTGATGAATCTAAAAACACTATATTTAACTTAACAAAAATATACGAACAAATTGATTACAATGATTCTTTTGCTATCAAAACAAGCCTTACAAAAGGTTCGTTTGTTTGGAAAAATGGAGTTAGGGATACTGAGGTTATTTGGGTTCCTGATAATAACGGTAGGTTTATTACTAGTTGGACACCACCTTTATCACTTGCTAACAACGTAATACATAAAGGAGTTAGGAAAATACCAGGAAATGCACATATGGGTAGTTTCGGGTGTGACTCTTATGATATATCTGGCACAGTACATGGTAGTGGTTCTAAAGGATCATTACATGGTATGACTAAATTTCATCTAGAAGAAGGCCCTACAAATTCATTTTTTTTAGAGTATATATCTAGACCCCCAACAGCAGAAATATTTTATGAAGATGTATTAATGGCTTTACATTTTTATGGAATGCCTATATTGGTAGAGAACAACAAGCCCAGGCTTTTGTATTATTTAAAAGAAAGAGGATATAGAGCATTCTCATTAAACAGGCCAGATAAACATAGAAATGTGCTTTCTAAGGCAGAAAAAGAATTAGGAGGTATACCTTCGTCATCAGCAGTAATTTCAGCTCACGCAGAGTATATAGAAGCTTATATACAGAATCATGTAGGGGTCATAGTGAATGACGAAGATATAGATTTTGGCTCTTGTGGAAATATGTTTTTTAACCGAACGCTTTTGGACTGGTCTAATTACGATATTAATAATAGAACACGCTTTGATGCCACTGTAAGTTCAGGTTTTGCTATCATGGCAAACTTTTCTACACAAAAAGTTGTTCACAAAAAAGATAATCAAATAAATCTTAACTTTGCAAGATATAACAATAAAGGATTTGTTAGTAAAATTATATCATAAACACTATGGCTAAAAACAAATATAGTGGAGGAGGCGGTTTCCCTAATCAATTTGTAGCAGACGAAGAAAAATCAACCTATGAGTATGGGTTGAGAGTAGGTCAAGCTATTGAATCAGAATGGTTTTCAAGAGAGTACGGAAGTTCTTTGTATGGAGAAATACGTTCGGAATATTTAAACAGACGTTTATATGCAAGAGGTAAACAGCCTATAGAAAAATATAAAAACGAATTAGCAATCAACGGTGACTTATCTTATTTAAACCTTGATTGGACACCTGTTCCTATAATACCAAAATTTGTAGACATTGTAGTAAATGGTATTTCAAACAGATTATTTAAAGTAGATGTAGAAGCTGTAGACCAAATATCAAGTGGTTTTAGAGAGGCTTATAGATTAGAAATGGAAGCAGATATGCTTGCAGCTCCTGTATTAGATATTATAAAATCAGGTACAGGTGTGGACGCATACAATTTTCCAGAAGATCAAAGACCGCAATCGCCACAGGAATTAGATTTATATATGCAATTATCTTATAAACAAGGAGTTGAAGTTGCACAAGAAACAGCCATAGATACTTTGCTAGAGATTAATAACTACGATGAAATAAAAAGAAGAGTAGATGAGGATAATGTAGTTTTAGGTATATCGGCAGTAAAACATTCTTTTAATGCACATGAGGGTGTCAAAGTAGAGTATGTAGATCCAATAAATTTAGTTTATTCACAAACTGAAGATCCAAACTTTAGAGATTGTTATTATTTTGGTGAAGTTAAATCTGTACATATTGGAGAAATAAAAAAGATAAATCCAAATCTAACACAAGAAGAAATAGAAGAAATTTCAAAGTTAGCGGGAAGACATGACGGATATAGAAGTACAATAAATTTACAAACTAATAGTGGTATAGATAAATCAAATGTATCGTTATTATATTTCTGTTACAAAACAGATAAAGAAATTATTTATAAAGTAAAATCTACTGTTAACGGTGGAGAAAAAGCATTAAAAAAAGAATCTGGATTTAACCCACCTGCTTCTGAAAACGCTAAATTTAAAAAAGTAGCCAGAAGAATTGATGTGTGGTATGAAGGTGTAATGGTTTTAGGAACCAATAGGCTTCTAAAATGGGAGTTAATGCAAAACCAAGTTAGACCAAAATCTGCTTTTCAAAGTTCTTTACCACCATACCTAGTGTCTGCTATTAAAATGGATAAAGGTCATATTGATTCTTTAGTTAAAAGAATGATTCCTTTTGCAGATCAAATACAGTTAGTTCATTTAAAACTACAACAGGTTGTTTCTAAAATGATACCAGATGGTGTATTTATAGACGCAGATGGTTTAAATAGTGTAGATTTAGGAAATGGAGCTTCTTATAATCCATCTGAAGCTTTATCAATGTACTTCCAAACTGGTTCTGTTATCGGTAGAAGTTTTACAGAAGACGGTGAATTTAATAATGCAAGAGTTCCAATACAAGAATTAACTAGTAGTGGCTCTAACGCAAAGATTCAAAGTTTAATTACTATGTATAACTATCAGTTAAATATGATACGTTCTGTTACTGGTATAAACGAAGCAAGAGATGGTAGTATGCCAGACAAGAATGCTTTAGTTGGGTTACAAAAATTAGCCGCATTAAATTCCAATACAGCAACTAGACATGTTTTATTATCTGGAGTGCAATTAACTAAAAGATTATGTGAAGCAATTTCGTGTAGAATATCAGATATATTGATGTATTCTGATTTTGCAGAGGATTTTGCAATGATGATTGGAAAGAACAATTTTGAAATTATTAATGAAATAGGTAATATGCATTTACATGATTTTGGAATATTTATAGAGTTAGAACCAGATGAAGAAGAAAAAGGTAAGTTAGAACAAAATATACAACAAGCTATTGCAGCAAAAATGATAGACTTATCTGATGCTATAGATGTAAGAGAAGTAAAAAATTACACGCTAGCTAATCAATTATTAAAAATTAAAAAGAAAAGAAAAGAGCAAGCTGATAAAAAGAAGAATGCAGAAAATATTCAGATGCAATCTCAAGCTAATCAACAAGCTGCTCAAAAAGCTTCTGAAGGAAGAATGCAAGAGTCACAGTTAAAAACACAAAGTGAATCTGAATTGATGCAATTAAAAGCTCAATTAGAATTGCAAAAACTAGAAGCTGAAAAACAAAAAGACGTAGAGCTTATGCAAATTAAGTATGAGTACGAAATGAAAATGAAAGGCATGGAGTCAAAAGGTCTTAAAGATAGAGAAACAAACAGAGAAGATAGAAAAGACCAAAGAACTGAGCTTCAAGCTACTCAACAAAGTGAGTTAATAACACAAAGAAAACAAGGAGGTCCTCCAAAAAACTTTTCAAAACCAAAAGGCAATAAACTAGATATGTTGAAGGCTTCAGGTGGTGGAGTTTTAGGCGGATCACCATCTCCTACCGCAACAGCAATGCCTATGCAACCACCTCAACAAAGAGAAACGCAAGCAATGCCACAAATGCAACCACCCACTGGGCAAGGTGCTCCTCCAGCACAAGACGAAGCAATGATGAATGCTTTGATGTCAAAAATGCAGGGTGGCAAAAACGTGTAAAAATTTTATATAAATTTGTATAAAAATTTAATTTAATCAATTATGAATAAAAACAAAGAAGAAGTAGACTTCAAAGTAAACATGAGTAAGTCTCCTGAAGAAATTCAAAAGGAGCATCAGGAAAAGAAAACTGCAGCTAAAGAAGAAGTCGCTGAAAAACAAGAAGCTGTAGTAGAGGGAAAAGAAATTGTTGAAGAGCCTAAAGAGGAGAAGAAAGAAGAAAAAGAAGAGGTTGTTCAAGAAAAGCAGGAAGCTCCAGAAATCAGTGAAAAATCTGATGAGCTAACTGATAAACAAAATATTATAAAGGACTATTTAGCGTCCACTTATAATATTGACGAAAGTCAATTAAAAGACGTTCTTAAAAATAATGAGAACCAGTTAGAGTTGCCTGAAGAGGTTATTAAATATCTTGAGTATAATAAAGATACAAACAGAGGTTTAGAAGACTTCGTAGCAGCGCAACAGAATTTTGATGAAATGGATGATATTTCTTTAATAGGAAATTATCTTGCTCAAACAAATCCTGAATACTCTGATGAGGACATTGAATTTTATCTTGAGGACACCTATGGTGTATCTGAAGATGAAGAAGATAGGTCTAAAAAGAGTAAAGCTCTAGCGATGAAAAAAGAATTGCAGAAGGCTAAAGATTACTTTAGTAATATAAGGGAAAAATACCATACTCCTCTTGAGTCAAGTGCCGAGAATGTTCCTGAGGATTATAAGAAAGCTTTAGATTTTTATAAGCAATACAATGATGAGTCGACAAAAGCGCAAGCAATTGACGATAAGCGTAGAGAGTTTTTCACAGACAATACTAAAAAGTATTTTAATGATGAGTTCAAAGGTTTTGAATTCAAAATTGGTGATAAGGAATTAACTTATAAGCCAAAAAACATTAAAGACACTGTAAATGCTCAATCAGATTTAGGAAACTTTATAAATAAGTATCTTGATGATGATGGCAATTTAGTAAATGCTAAAGACTATCATACGGCTTTATCTATGGCTATGAACCCGACAGCTTATGCTAAGTTCTTTTATGAGCAAGGCAAAGCAGATGCGGTTAATGATGTGGTTAGAGATGGAAAAAACGTCAGTATGAATGTTCGTACTAATGTAGACACATCTACCCCAGGACCCAAGTTTAAAGTGTTGCAAGACACAAATGATTTTGGTCGTGGATTGAGAATAAAAAGTAAAAAGTAAGTTTAAATTTTAAAAATTATTAAAAATGGCACAAAGTATTAATTTTGACGCAGGTGGTTCATCAGGTGTTGGTGGATCAACTTCGCTCACTCCTGCACCAGGCAAGGCGTTGCAAAACACCTCTTACCTAGGCAGTAGTGACTACACATTTGCTCAGCAATATTTACCAGACCTTTATGAAAAGGAGTTTGAAAAATACGGAAATAGATCCGTAGCTTCTTTCTTAAGAATGGTATCAGCTGAGATCCCTTGTTCTTCTGACTTAATTAAGTGGAGCGAGCAAGGAAGACTGCATATCCAAGCTTCAGGTACTATCACTGATGGTGATACTATCGCTGTAACTGGACATCAGTTTAGAAACAATCAAACTATTATCATCAAAAAAACAGACGGCACAGGGCCTACGTTACATGCAATTGTAACTGATGCTTCTGCAGCTGATGCTGTTGATGTTAAATGTTTTAATTTAGCAACTCTTGTTGCATCTGGCGGATTTTCTGCTAGTGATGCAGTAAGTATGTTTGTTTATGGTTCTGAATTTAAAAAGGGTACAAACGGAATGTCAGGTTCTTATGAGGCTGATTTCGTAGCAAAAGAAAACAACCCTATTATTATCAAAGAAAAATATGAAGTATCAGGTTCTGAAATGGCTCACATTGGTTGGGTTGAAGTAACTACAGAAAATGGAGCTTCTGGATACCTTTGGTATTTAAAATCAGAGCATGAAAGTAGATTAAGATTTGAAGATTACCTAGAATTGTCTATGGTAGAAGGTGTTCCTGCGGCGTCAGGTTCAGCTGCTGCATCTAGCCTTTTCAAAGGTACTAAAGGTCTTTTCTATGAAGTAGAAAACAACGGTAACGTTTCTTCAGGTACAATTGACGCAAGACAAGACCTAGAGGACATTGCTAAAGTTTTAGACAAAGAAGGTGCAATTCAAGAAAATGTAATTTTCGTAAATAGAGCAACTGGATTCGATATTGACAAAGTATTAGCAGCTCAAAACAATAGTGGAGCTTCAACTAGTTCTTACGGTCTATTTGACAACGACGAAGATATGGCATTAAATCTTGGATTTACTGGCTTTAGAATAGGATATGATTTCTATAAGAGTGACTGGAAATACTTAAACGACGCTACAACTAGAGGAAAACTAGGTGGTGTTGATGGTATCATTGTCCCTGCAGGTACTATGACTGTTTATGATCAAGTTCTTGGTCAAAACGCTCAAAGACCTTTCTTACACGTAAGATACAGACAATCTGCATCTGAAGATAGAAAGTATAAGTCTTGGGTAACAGGTTCAGCTGGTTCAGCTGGTATGAGCAGTGATCTTGATGCAATGCAAGTTCATTTCTTATCAGAAAGAGCATTATGCGTTATGGGAGCTAATAACTTCATCTTAATGCAGTAATATTTAATGAGAGAAGGGAGCTACGGCTCCCTATTCTCTTTTTTTTAATTTAATTTAATTTTAATAAAATGGCAAAAAGTAAAACTACTACACGTAAAAGCGGATACGAATCTGTATTACCGCAACTAGAAGTAAAAACTAGAATATTTATTTTAAGTGGCAACAGAACACCGTTAAGGTATATGTTACCAGTTAAACACTCTAATACAAAACCGTTAACACATTTTGATGGACAAATGAATAGAGCTCTTAGATGGGCAACTAATCAAATATCACCATTTGTGGATGAGCAAGATGGTTTAGCAACAGTTGAACCAATTATATTTGAAAATGGTAAATTAATCGTAGAAGAATATAATACAAACCTTGCAAAATTTTTATATTTACATCCAGAGTTTAATGGTAAGTTTTATGAGTTTGATGCTGAGAAGACAGCAGGAGAAGAGGTTGAAACATTAACTTCTTCATTGGACGCTCAGGTAGCAGCAAAAGATTTAGATATCACAGATTTAGAAGCTATTGCTAGAGTTGTAAATAAAGGTAAAAATGTAAGTAACATGACATCTTCTGAGTTAAGAAGAGATATGATTATTTATGCTAGACAAAATCCAAAAGAGTTTTTAGATTTATTAAATGATGAAAACTTGAAACTTAGGAATTTAGCAGTAAGAGCTGTTGAAGAAGGTTTGTTATCTATCAAAGATGACGGAAGAACAGTTGTTTGGGCAGATAATACTGACGAAAAGGTTCTTGTTGTTCCTTATGGAGAAAACACATACTCCGCACTAGGAATGTTCTTTAAAACAGACGTAGGGCTAGATGTAATGCAAAATTTAGTAAATAAGTTATAAAACTAGAAGAAACTGTGAAAGGGGAAAGAGGGGTCTCATATATTGAGCCCCTTTTTTTATTATTTTTGTAAAAAATATACTCATGATTAACAGTGTAAGAAATACAGTGTTGTTTTTATTAAACAAGGACAACAGAGGGTATATATCACCATTAGAGTACAACCATTACGCAAAATTAGCTCAGTTAGAGATTTTTGAGTCGTATTTTAGTGAGTTTGCAAGGCAAACACAACTTCAGAACACAAGAAAGAGAAGTTTGGGTTATGGTGATATGGCTCTTCAAGTAAGAAATAAGATAGATGTTTTTTCTACATCTGCAACATTAAACTACACAGATGTAAATTCTACTTCTGTGGGTGGTGCTGAAGATTTCTTTACACTTCCAACAAACTACTACAAATTAATTAACTTAACCTATAATGGAAGAGTTTTAGAAGAAATACCAAAAAGTAAGTTTGACATGATTATGAATAGCAATTTAAATGTTCCTTCAGTAACATATCCTGTATTCTACAGGCAAGGCAATCAAATCTATGCTAGGCCTCTTAGTATTAACTATACAGGAACTACACCTCAAACAGTTAATAATGTAGTTGAAACATCATTAATATGTAATTATTTAAGAAAACCTGTTGACCCTATATGGGGTTATACTACAGTAAGTGGGGATCCTGTTTACAACCAAGCTTCTTCAACTAACTTTGAAATATCAGAAAATGATGAAGTAGATTTGATTATTAAAATATGTAAGTATTCAGGATTAGCAATAAGAGAACCAGAAGTTGTTTCAGCTATGGATAATAAGGAATCAGTAGAACTACAAAAAGATAATACATAATTATGCCAACGATAGGACAACATATAACACAAAGAGAATATTACACTAATAGTGGAGATAACCCAAACAATGATAATTGGGGAACATATCAATACATGTTGTTAGATGACATAATAAACAATTTTTTATTAACGTATGTTGGAGACGATAAAGTGATAAATAAAGTTGAAAGACATGAAGTTATATTTCATGCAAAAAGAGCAATACAAGAACTACATTATGATGCTTTGAGAGAGATAGAAGGTTTCGAATTAGAAATACCTGATACATTAAAAATCCCTTTACCGCATGATTTTGTAAGCTTAGTAAAAGTGGGCTATGTAAGCTCAGACGGAATGGTACATGATGTAAATCAAAACTTTAATTCATCTACACCAAAATCTTATTTGCAAGAAGGAACAGAAACAGCCGATATACTTTTTGATGGAGATGGAAATGCTTTAAGAGGTACTCCTGTAATTGAAGATAAATGGAGAGAAGGAACAGAAGGTAAAGTAGATGAGCCAACTGGACAAATAGTAGGAAAACGATATGGAATGGATACAGGCTCTGCAAATCATAACGGAAGTTATTTAATAGATAAAAACCAAGGGTTTATATTATTCAGTTCTAATTTAAAAGGAAAAAATATTATTATAGAATATGTATCTGATGGATTGTATGGATATGCTGAAACAGAAATTAAAATACACAAACTAGCAGAAACTTTTATGTATGACTACTTAATGTCTACAATATTAAAAGGTAAATTTGGCGTACAAGAATTCATTGTAAGAAGAGCACAAAAACAAGCTTCTGCTTCATTAAGAAATGCTAAAATCAGACTAAATTCTATAAAATTGGGTGAATTAACTCAATTACTGAAAGGTAGAAATAAGTGGATAAAGTAGCATGAAAATAAAAAACGTTTTTTCTAAAGGTCGAATGAATAAAGATTTCGACGAAAGATTAATCCCAGAGGGTGAATATACTGATGCTTTAAACATTAGGGTAGTCAACACAGCTGAAGGAGACTCTGGTGCTATACAAAATGAAGAAGGTAATACAGTAGTTTCTAATATAAACGCAGGAACAAATCCTCGTTGTATAGGAGCTGTACCTGATGAATCCAAAGAAAAAATATACTGGTTTGTAGTAAATGATTCTGGTCATGGATATGTGTTTGAATATGATATTAGAACACAAGTTACCAGAACAATACTAAAAGACACCAGAGCTGCCGCTACAAATGTATTAGGTTTTGATGCACAATATAAAGTTTATGGAAATGTTATTTTTAATATACCAAAAAAACAAACTATTTTATTGTTTACAGATGGTAAAAATAGTCCAAAGCTTGTCAATATAGAAAGAGCTATAGGTTATGGAGATAATGGATTTTTTGAAGATGATATATCTTTATATAGAAAGCCACCAACAAAAGCACCTGATGTAAGACCATATTTTACTGTTACCAAAAAAGAAAATCAAATTCAGGAGCAGTTTTTTGCTTTTGGATATAGGTATAAATATTTAGACGGTCAATACTCTGCGCTATCTTCTTTTTCTAATTACCAATTTAATCCAGGAGTATTTAGTATGGATTATGGTACAATGGAAAACAAAGGTATGGTAGGGATATATAATGGGTATAGCATATCATTTAATACAGGTGATAAAAGGGTTACAGATATAGATATATGTTTTAAAACAGCTAAACAGTCTACTGTTTATGTTATAGACACTATAAATAAAGATGAAAGTGATTTTGGTGATGATATGACTAAAAATTATGAGTTTAAAAATAGAATGATTTTTAAAGCGTTGCCACAGGATGAGGTTTTTAGAGTGTTTGATGATGTTCCTTTAACAGCAAAAACGCAAGATTTTATAAAAGATAGATTAGTTTTTGGTAATACTACATCACAGTATGATATGCTTGAAAACTCAACTGACGAGTTACCATTAAAATTAGATTATAATGTTGAACATGTTTCAACTTCTTTTGCAGGAGATTTTTTAACCACATCTATTAATTCAAGTGGAGATAGTACTGAGTTGACAATAACTTTTACAAATATTGTTTTTACAGTAGATAGTGAGCTAATTATAAATATTGACTTAGTATCTCCTTCTGCAAGTTATTTGAGCCAAGATTACGGGAATGGCTCTGCTTCATTTACAGCTGGAGTAGTTTTATCACAAACTTATAGCGGTTTGAGTTCATTTTTAGCTTCAGACGACTGGACAACATTTATGGGAACATTGTCTGCTAATTTTGCTTCTATAGCAACAGTAACAGTCCCTTTAAACAACACATTAACTTCTTATGGAAGTTTTTCACACACAAGCACTAGCACTACAGTTGTGTTAAAAACACCAAAAATTACGTTTACAGTAGACACTACACCTTCTGATTCAACCGATAATGTCACTACGCAGCTAGAAAATCAGTTTACCTGGCAAAATACTGTACAAGCAAGGTGGACAAAATTAAATAGCTCATTGTCATTAAAAAGTAATAGAAGCTATGAGTTTGGAATAGTATATTTAGACTCTTTTGGTAGATATTCTTCAGTATTATTACCTAAAGAAAGTCAATCGTCAGGAAACTCTGAAATTTTTGTACCTGTGTCTGATTCTGAAAATCAAAATAGAGCTAAGATTACAATAAATAGCAAACCTCCTTATTGGGCTAATAGATACAAATTTTTTGTAAAACAAAACAAAGAAGTGTATTATAATATATTTGCCACTATATTTTATGAAGAAGGAATATATAGATGGGTGTCTTTAGAAGGTAATAATATAGGAAAAGTAGAGGCTGGTACAATGATGATTGTGAAATCAGATGATACAGGTCCGTTAAACACTTTAGTAAAATGTAAAGTATTAGCAGTTGAAAACAAGAGCGCTCAAGATGCTTTAAACGCTACTGAAGGGTGGATAGAGGGCAATGATGATCCAGCAGGAAATCCTGTAATTGAAAGAGCGGGTGTATATATGAAAATTAAACCTTCTGGTTTTAAAATGGATTGGAATCCAAATAATTTTATATCGTATGACAATTCAGAGTTTACGGGTGTTGGTAGTTCTGGTGTTATAAAAGTTATTTTACCAACAGAAAACCCACAACCATTTATGAGTTTTTATGCATCAGGTGGAGATAAAGAATTAGGTTTCTTGCAGGTATTAAATGCAGCAGGAAATGCATATGATGATCAAGTGTTAAATCCAGGCTCTATAATAGAGTTTGATTTTCATTTTGACGGATACAATGCAGATGATTCTTTTAGTTTTAAAAAGAAATATACAGTTCAAAACACTTATACTTCTAGTAATACTGTTAGTGCATTTGAGCTTTGGGCAGACTCAGAAACTACATGGACAAAAACATCATTTACAACCGCAAATGTTAATTCAGGATTTATTGGTCAATACGGAGGTCAAACAGTCAACAAGTTTTATATACCTGCACAAGATGACACAAATCCAGTCTCAGACGATGGTTTTTATTTTTACACTGTAAAACAAGCACATCCATTAGGAGCTCCATGGACAGATAGATTTCTTCTTCATGTAGAGCCTTCAGAGCATACGGCATTTTTTGAAAGAGGAAGACTTACATGTAAATTAGATATTATATTAATAGATGGTATTACAATATTTGAAACAGATCCAATAGAATTAAATAGTGATATATATTATGAAACTGATGAAACTTTTAACATAGAAAGTTCATTACATCAAGGTTCAGAGCAGAATCAAACAAACTCTTTACCTGCTATAACACAATTAAATTTTGGTAATTGTTTTAGTTTTGGTAATGCAGTAGAAAGTATTTCAGTTAGAGATGATAGGTTCTTACCTTTCATTGATATAGACACCAGACCAAATGTAACTTTACTAGAAGGATACCAAAGTTTAGATAGTAAAAATAAAATTATATATAGCGGTTCATTTAATGAAAACAACGCATATAATAGTTTAAATGAATTTAATGCTAGTAGAGGAATAACAAAGTTTATGGACATGAAATATGGCTCAATCCAAAGAGTTCATAGTAGAGAAGACGATTTAATTGTATTTCAAGAAGATAGAGTGTCTAAAGTTTTATTTGGAAAAGGGATGTTAAGTGCACCAGATGGAACAGGGAGTTTAACACAGATAGAAGAAGTATTGGGACAAGATGTTCCTTTTACAGGTGAGTATGGTATAGGTCTAGCACCAGAAAGTTTTGCTTCATATGAAAACAGTTTGTATTTTGCAGACCCTAATAGAGGAGCTGTATTAAGGTTGGGACAACAAGGAATAACTCCTATTTCTGCACAAGGAATGAAATCTTATTTCAAAAGCACCTTATATGGGGCTAGAAACTCTTTTATTCCTGGAGGATATGATCCTAAAAATAACCAATATGTTTTAACACCAGGAGAATCTAATAAAACACTAAGCACACCTGTAACTACATGTAATTCTGAGCTTTCAATTAGAGTTTCTTCAAGCTATACATATATATTAAATGTAGGTAGTTCAGGAACTCATACACTAGCTTATACTGTTGCAAACGCAAATGTAAATATATCTATAAACTATAATGGATCTACCACTAACAATAATGGTTTGAGTGGAAGTGGAAACATAACTTTTAATGCAAATCCTGCTACAGACCCAACTGCTGTAATTACAGTAACTGCAGCTCCAGCTACAGGACAACCAACCCATTCAAATGTAACTATACATAATCAATGCCCAGTTGCGCAAACAATGAGTGTAACTATACTTGTTGTTAACGATTCATATAAAGCAAATAAAAATATAATAAACAGATTTAAACATTCTGGTGTAAATATTTACAATGAATCTACGGATGTTTTTGATGCAAGCACAGTAACAAGGTTTGAAACTTTTACAGGAGATAT